CGTTACTGCTAATACAGCAGAAATAAACATTTTGGATGGCGTTACTGCGAATACGGCAGAGATAAATATTTTGGATGGCCTTACAGCCACCACAGCAGAGCTTAATTATGTCGATGGTGTAACAAGCAACATTCAAACACAGATAGATAATGTTACTTCAACAGCAATGCCCACAGGCGCACTTGTTCCGTATGCGGGAACCTCTGCGCCTTCTGGATTTTTGCTATGTTATGGACAAGAAGTTAGCAGAACAACTTATGCTTCTTTGTTTTCAGCGATTGGCACAACATATGGCACGGGCGATGGCAGCACCACCTTTAATCTGCCGGATTTGCGTGGCCGTGCTGTCGCGGGTCAAGACGATATGGGTGGGTCTTCTGCTAATAGGCTTACTGGCCAAAGTGGTGGTGTTAATGGTGACACGCTGGGCGGCACTGGAGGCAACGAAACGCATACGCTGACAGAAGCGGAACTTGCGGCACATACGCACACAGTTAACAGTGTTACTGTTTATGGAATATCAGGAACCGGAAGCAATGGACAGAGTGCTTCTGGGCTTTCTTTCGCAACGCCAACAAATGTTGAGACAATAACGGAACACGCAACAACCCAAGGCACATCTACCGCCCATACTGCCAGCCTTGCGAATACTGGCTCCGGCTCTGCTCATAACAATGTGCAGCCGACCATCATTCTGAACTACATCATCAAAACCTAAGAGGGTCTGATGCCCCTTACTAAACTACAATTCAGACCCGGTATAAATCGTGAAACCACATCATATGCTAATGAAGGTGGTTGGTTTGATTGTGATAAAGTAAGATTTCATCTTGGATACCCTGAAAAGCTTGGTGGCTGGGAAAAATATTCTAGCAGCACCTATCTTGGCACAGCTAGGCGTATGCACAACTGGATAGCTCTTGACGGCTCAAACTATCTAGGTGTTGGAACGCATCTTAAATATTACATTGAAGAAGGTGGTGCGTATAACGATATTACTCCAATAAGATCAACCACAGCTGCTGGTGATGTTACATTTTCTGCCACAGACGGAGATGCAACACTTACTGTTTCTGATGCTGGTCATGGTGCGGCAGAGGGGGATTTTGTAACTTTCTCTGACGCAGTAACATTGGGCGGTAACATTACTGCCGAAATACTTAACCAAGAATATCAAATAACATCTGTCATAAACAGCGGCAGCTATACAGTAGAAGCATCTGTTGCTGCAAATTCTTCCGACACCGGCAATGGTGGTTCATCTGTTGTTGGCGCATATCAAATTAACGCTGGTCTTAATTCCGCTGTAGGTGGAACTGGCTGGGGCGCTGGCACATATGGCGGCGTTGTTACTGGTGGCTCTGACACAGGTTGGGGAGATTCTTCTGTTATAAGCGTGACAACAGAGCTTCGTCTTTGGTCAAATGACAATTTTGGCGAGGATCTGCTTATAAATGTTCGTGATGGGGGAATTTATTATTGGGATAAGACGGGGACGCTAAGCTCAAGAGCTGTTGATCTAACATCTCTTTCTGGGGCTAATGAAGTTCCTGTTGTCGCAAAACAGGTATTGGTTTCTGATCAAGACAGGCACATATTGGCTTTTGGCTGTAACCCTCAAGGCACGAGCAGCGTCAGTGATCAAGACCCACTTTTAATTAGGTTTTCTAGTCAAGAATCCCTTACAGATTGGGCCGCTACTGCTACAAACACGGCTGGTGATTTGCGTATCGGTAGTGGCTCTACTTTTGTTCAGGCGGTTGAGACTAAACGAGAGGTTGTCATATTTACAGACAAAAGCCTTCATTCTTTGCGATTTATCGGCCCTCCGTTTACTTTTGGCATCCAACAGCTTGCATCAAATATTAGCATAGCATCACCGCAGGCGGCCGTTGCTGTAGAAGAATCTGTGTTTTGGATGGGAATAGACAACTTCTACATCTACAGTGGGGGAACTCAGGCGATACCCTGCACTGTAAGAGACAAAGTATTTTTAGACCTTGATAACGAGCAACGAGCTAAAGTCGTAGCTGGTGTTAATTCTCAATGGGGTGAAGTTTTTTGGTTCTATCCGTCACAAGAAAACTCAATAGAAAATGGCGGCACGGGCGAAAACGATAAATATGTTGTTTACAACTACATAGAAAAAGTTTGGTATTATGGCTTGATGGGAAGAACAGCTTGGATTGATCGTGGTATTAAAACATACCCGATTGGTGCGGCCAATAATTATCTTTATAATCATGAGCTTGGTGATGATGATGATGGCACAGCTATGTCATCATATATCGAGTCAAGTCAAATGGACATCGGTGATGGTGAGCAATTCACCCTTATCCGCAGGCTTATACCCGATCTTACCTTTGATGGCTCAACCAATTCTACTCCAGTTGCAAACTTTACCTTGAAATCAAGAAACTACCCCGGCGGAAATTATCTTCAGGACTCTACCAAGTCTGTTTCCAGAACTGCGACCAGCCCCGTTGAACAATTTACCAATCAGTTGAATATGCGTTTGCGTGGGCGTTCCTTCGCTATCAAAGTGGATTCAGATGGTTTAGGGGTTCGTTGGAGGCTGGGAGCGCCTCGTGTAGATATTCGGCAAGACGGGAGAAGATAATTGTCTGTCCGTCAGGTTGCTCCACCCAGACTGCCTTCTCCTCCGGCAGATGGTATCACTGATGTTTACATGAGTGATTTGATACGCGCTCTTGAGGTGTTTATTGAGCAAGAACGCAATCCGGGTGAGCAAAGAGCTACAAAAATGACCTTAACTGACTTGCCTACCAGTGATTCTGGCTTGGAAGCTGGAAGCTTGTATAGAATTGGCAATGATGTTAAGATTTCTTTACTGGATACCGCAGTTCCAGACGCAGCTACGGCTACTGTTTCTGTTGGATCGGTTTCAGTGACTACATCGTGAGGCGCAGATGAGCATACTTAAAGACATCATAAAGACCGCAGCCCCTGCTGTAGCTGGTTATTTTCTTGGCCCAGCCGCTGGCGGCTTGTTGGGAAGCGTTGGCATAACCAATCCTGCAATTCAAAAAATACTTGGTGGCGCACTGACATCAGGTCTTGGTAGCGCTGTTTTGGGTGGCTCTGGCCGCGAAAATATTCGCGCTGCACTTCTTGGCGGCCTTGGTGGAGCTGGATCTCAGTTTATGGATACTCGCGCCGCCGAACAGGCAGCTGCGGAAACTGCAAGGCAAAAGGCTGTTGAAGAAGCTGCGTCAAGGGGCGGCATAACCAACAGACCCATGGAATCTGTTATTAGCGGAACAGAGCCTGTAAAAGCAGAAACAGATGCTGCAAAGCTTCTTGAAGCTATAAATATTGCCGGAAGCCCAGAAGAAAGAAATCTGTTGTTTAATATACTGAACACTAGGCTTGGCGAAGGCCTTGCCTACGGTCTTGGGGCGCAAGCGCTTGATGCGCTGTTTTCTGAAGAAGAAGATACAAGAGGCTCGTTTGAGCGCCGTCCTTATGGGGCTGGCGGTCCCGGTGGTCAGCTTGGCGGCATTCAATACAGAGCTGATGGCGGTCCTTCAGACCCAATGAGTTTTCCGCGCCGCACTGGCGGCATTGACCCGTCTTTAGGCTCTGGGCGTAAAGATGATGTTCCCGCTATGTTGATGGCTGGAGAGTTCGTAATGACCCGTGATGCCGTGAAGGGCGCTGGCAATGGTGATTTGCGGAAAGGCATCAATAAAATGTATAATATGATGGATAGCTTCGAGAGGATGGCGTAATGGCAGTCCAAACAGTAGAACAGGTCCAGCGCCTCGCGCCCTATCTTGAGGGTCTGGAACAACGCCTTCTTGGCACAGCATTCGGCACATTTGATGGTGAAACACAAGTAAGCCCCGGCTTGCTTGATCGTCCACTTGGCCTTCCGGGCTATCAGGTTGCCGGTTTTGACCCGCTTCAAGAGGCTGCCTTTGCTTATGCTCCGGGTCTGGTTGGTTCTTATGCGCCGTTTACACAAGGCGCAGCACAGCAAACAATGGGCGGTCAAGCCGCATTAGCCGCTGGCCTTGGTATGCTTGCTGATCCTTCACGCTCAATTCAGATGTATATGTCGCCCTACACACAGGGCGTTATTGACCAGACCATGGCAGACATTGCTAGGGCTGGCGATGTAGAAAGACAAAAATTAGGCGCAGCCGCCGTTGGCCGTGGCGCATTTGGTGGAGCAAGACAAGCAATTGCCGAATCAGAGCTTGGTCGTAATATTTTACAACAGCAGGCCAGAACTGCCGCGCAGTTGCGTGAGCAAGGCTTTGGAACGGCTTTGCGTGGCGCACAGACAGGCGCACAGCTGCTTGGCGGCCTTGGACAAGCCTTTGGCTCTCTGGCAGGCACTACGGCAGATATTGGGCGTGTTCAGTCACAGCTTGGCCAAGCGGACATCGGTATGCTTACACAGCTGGGCGGTATTGGCCAACAGCAACAGCAGCGCATTCTGGAGGCACAACGGCAAAATCTGTTGCAGCAGGCGCAAGAGCCATTCACTCGCTTGCAGATTGGTCAACAGCTTCTGAAGGGCATTCCAAGTGGCAGCCTTTCTTCCACATTCAAGTCTACAACTACACCTGACACAAACCCATTCTTGGCTGGTATTGGCGCATACACTGCAATGCAGGGCATCAAGCCTACTGGTGGGGCAACTGCTGCTTGAGGTAAATCATGGCTGTTAAAGGAATAGCGGGTTCTGGCATTGGCGGCGTATCTGATCTGGATAGAGCAATAGGCGTTGTTCGCAGATTTGAAAGAGAAGGCCTCCCCAGAATATCAGCGGCTGAAGACATTTTTGGCCCTTATGTAAAAGATGCCAGCTTTACTGAAGAGCTTGGTAATATTGGCCGATTTGCTTATGATGTTGGCAGAACGCCCCTTGAAGCAGCTAGACTTGCTGGCGTTGGGATTGGTGCTTTAACAGACCCAACGGGCAATATTTTTAGCGAAATAATTTCCAGCGGAACTCCTCGCCAGATTGCTGCGCGTCAAGAAGCTATTAGGCAAGACCCAGCAAACCGCCCGTATGATGATGAAATATTGAGGGCGGCAAGAAAATCCACCTTTTATCCAGATGAAATTTTAAGAGCAGCTCAAAAAGATGTTGTGATAAGGGACCCATCTGCTCTGGGCGGCGCTGGTGCAGGCGGAGTAACAGAAGATATATTTAGTGCGTTTCCATCTATTACAGATCCATCTGCTCTTGGTGGAGATGCCCTTGTTGATGGGGAAGTTAAACAGCAGACAGAAAGACAGGCGCAAAAAGCTCCAGAAGATTTGGGCGATGTATCTGATGAGTTTAAGCTGGATGAAGAAAAGACAGAGACATCTGCAACAACGGAAACTGTGTCTCCGTATCAGCAGCTTTTGCAGGAATCAATCAATTCATACAACGATATGATGGGCCTCGCTCCGTCTGGCGCAAAAACAATTGATGAATACAAAAAAGAATTTTCAGAGGCCACTGGAATTGACATCAGCGGTGAGCCTGACAATCGCGCAGCCTTAATTGCCTTTGGCACAGCTCTTATGCAAAACAAAGCTGGCAAGGGATTTAATGTAGCAAACATCTTGAGCGATGTTGGGGCTGCTGGTGAAAAAGCGCTACCTGTTATGGAAAGGGCGCGTCAGGAAGCTCGTCAGGGGCAGATTGCAGCTGGCAAGTTTGCTCTTGGTCAGCGTGATGCAGACATAAAAGCGCGTCAGGGATTTGTTGTTGACCAGATGAAATATCTGCGCGACAGGAGAGATGCAATACTGGCAGCAGAAGTTAAACGAGCTGAAAAAATTGAGGACCGCGATGCTCTGGCTCAAATTGAGCGTAACAAGCAGGCAATTAAGTTTGAATACGACTGGGCATTAAAAACTGCTCAACTTGAAGCAGATGCCCTGCAAAAAATGAGAGAAGGGAAGTTTAAGACAACTGATACAAAAGACTTAACAGATCCAGGTCTGAAAGACATAAAAGTAACTATGGCTATCAGGGAATCTGATGGCAGAGCTGTATATAGGTATCCCGCACAACAGGCTGGTATCATAGGCACTCATTATGCTGATACGCAAGAGGCATTAAACACAACAGCTAAAATGACATCCATTATTGAGCGGATAATGAATGAACCCGGAGGCATTAATTTTGCACAAGGCAAAAAAATTATTGGTGGTCTTATTGCATCTTTTGGCGGCAACATTGAACAAGAAGCTGAATTTGATAAAAATGGAAATTATATCGGGGTTAAAACAAAAGCTTCTCCTTTAACGACTCTTAAAACGCTTCAAAATCGCTTGATAAATCAATATAAGCGCTTTCTTACTCAAGAAACGGGCAACGGCATTTCAAATGTTGATGTTCAAAGAGTGGAAGAGCTTTTAGGGAAAGTTAACTTTTTGACAGACCCGCGAGAATCGCTGGCAGCCATAAAACAGGTTGAAGAGATATTTAAAAGCAAAAAACAAAAGCTGGGTAGTCTTCTTTCTGACTTCGGGGACGAAACAAGATATTTAAATGAACAAGAGTATCTAGATACAAGGCAAGCGATAAACGAAAAAATAAAGCAATCTTATGGTTATGACTTTGGCGTTCCCATAATTGAAGACGAAGCTACCGGCCTTTCAGTGTTCAAGGTAAGTGATTGATGGCAAAAAGAATCAGAATAGATCTGCCAAATGAAAGCTTTTTTGTTGAAATAGCTGGCGAAGAGCCAACAGTAAAAGAGCAGCTTCGTATAGCAGAGCTAATTAAATCACGACAAGACGCGTCTTCGCCAGAAACAACACAGTCTCGTGCAGCGGTTCAAAGAGAACAATTGTTCGACACAAAGTCCGGTATTGCCAATGCTGCGCTGCGGGCCAAGCTTTCTACAGCAGAAAACGCTGCCGAAGAAGAAAACTACCTGAAGGGCTACGGACTTGGTGAAGGTGATTTCCTTCGTGACAATCGTGGCCGTCTTGCGCTTACGCCGTCCGGCGGCGAGAAGCTTGGCATATCTCTGGACAAAAACACCCTGATTGATGAAGAAGGGTTCAGCCGCTATGACCTAACTGCCGATCTGGCTGGCATAGTTCCCGAAATTGTTGGCGGTGTTGGCGGTGCGCTAAAAGGCGCTGCTGTTGGCTCTGCTTTTGGTCCGCTTGGAACATTGTTTGGTGGTGCTGTTGGCGCTGGCCTTGGTGCTGGAGGCGGCGCAGCTGTTGAAGAAGCCGTTGAGGGTTTGGCTGGTGTTTCAGAGCAAACGGCTGGCGATATAGCTGGCGATATTGCTAGAGAAGCGACAATAGGGTTTTTAGGCGACCTGACATTTGGCACGGCTGGCCTTGCTTTTCGTGGAGGCAAAAAGCTTTTGTCAGCTAAAGATTTGCCAGAAGATGAGCTTATTCGCTTAAAAGAAGCCATTGATATGAACATCCTGCCAGAACTTTCGACTGTTGGCGCTCCATCTCTTGTGGCTCGTCAGGCAAAGATTGTTGAAAAGGTTTTTGGAACATCTTCTAGGCTTAAAAACAACTATGAAAACATGATAAAAGAGCTGGAATCATACAGAACAGCTATTGGGCAAAACGCTCCAGTAAGGGCTGATGAGGCTGGCAATCTGTTGATTGGGAAATTGGTTGCTGAAGATGCCACCTTAAAGGCAGCCGAAAAGGCAGCAAGACAGTCTGTAATTGATACTTTTGAATCAGCAGTTAACCAATTTGGTGCGGCGGCTGAAAAGAACTTGTCACTGAATGATGAGGTCTTTGGCCTGCTGAAGTCTACAATAGACAACTTTGACGCACTTGGAACATCAAAGTTTGCGGGCATTGATGCTGTTCTGAAAGACACTCTGGGCGATGTAAAAATTGTTCCTACCGCTAACCTGAAGGGGTTGGCCAAAACTCTTGAAGACAGATACGCAGCAGCCATACCAGCTGCGCTGCCCGGAGAAGAGGCCTTTTCTGCACGAACAGTAATAAACTCTCTTAATGCTTTGGGTGACAACGCTGGGTTTACACAGCTCTACAACGCCAGAAAAGCATTAAACCAGCAGAAGACAATTTCTCGTTCTGGATCTGGCAGGCAAATACTTGACGATGCAATCAACGCCATAGATTCCTTGATGACCCCCGAATCGCTTGAGCAGTTTGCTATTGCAAACGCTGGCAAGGCCATAACTGATGATGCTATGCAGGCTCTTAAAACAGCTGGCAATGACTTGGCTGAAGCCCGTGGATTTTACAAAAAAGGAACTCAGCTCCTTGACTCGTTTGAGGATGCAACTGCAATTAAAGGCATTGCAGAAGCGGCTCAACAAAATCAAATACCAGCAAATGTTAACTTTTTGTCCAACATCATAAAGCCCGGCAAGCCAGAAGCCCTTAAAAGAACCCTGAAGACCGTTAAAGAGCTTCACAGGGATGGCGATGCCGCAGCCGAGCAGTTACGCTCCCAGCTTGCAGGACAGTGGCTTCGTGGGGCAGCGCAAAAAGCAATCGACCCAGCAGACCCACTGAAGTTCAAAGGTGTTCGGTTTGCTGAAGAAATAGATGGTCTTGGCTCTACCCTTGATGAACTGTTTGGCGCACAGGCGAACCAAATCAGATCTTTGGCCAAGCAGATAAGGCAAACAGCAACTCCGAATGTTACCCCAGAGGCAATTCAAGCAGCCTTTGCAGAAGGTGCGGAAAAGGGTTTGGGTAACGCTCTGCGTAATGTTGTGAAGCTTCAAGATGAAATTTCTCTAACCACAAAGAACTCTGTGTTTAGAAAAATAGCAAGCGGTGACTTGGACGCTGTAAACGCCGCAGAGCTAATATCGGCAAAAAAAGCTTCGCCAAATGAAATAAGCCAAGTCATGTCATACTTCAGAAAGTCTGGGGATGATGAGGCCATTTCAAAAATTCAGTCTTATTACTTGAGTGAAATGACGGAAGACTTTGGCGGAGACATTTTTGTTAATGCAGAAAATTTGAAAAAGTTTGCTGCTAGGCTTAACAGCGCAGCTGAAGGCGGCAAACTTCGCATCATCTATGGCGATGAAATGGGCAAGAACATGGAAAAATTTGGCCGTGTTCTTGAAACTGTTTCCAGAACTGCACAGGGCGGCGATCTTGTTGCTGCCAACATTGCTGCAAGTCCGCTGCAAAACATCGGGAAGATTGCAAGATTTACCGTTGTGGGACAGTTTTTGCGCTCTGCCCCATATTATGACCAAGTGTTGAGGCAGTATGCACAGAAGATTTCTGGAGAAACTACGGCAAAACAAAGAGCTGTTGCACTTGGTCAAGCCATCAGAGACACGCTGTCACAAATTCCGGGCCAGACAATTGATGAGGGCGTTCAATCCGCTGAAGCGCAGCTCACAGCCGTCCTTGAAAACAGCGGCTTAACCGAACAATTGTCCCAGTTACAGCAGCAGCTGCCGTCTGGCCCTGCGATAGCCTCATCTCTTTCACAGACCCCTGTGGCGGCTCCTGTTGCCCCTGTTGCACCCCAACAGCCTGCCGCAACCCCACAGCAGCCCACGATTCGCCAAAGAGCAGCTGCTAGTCCGTCTGTAGCCCGCTCATTGGGTATTTTGGGCGCTACATCTGATTTGCTGCCAGAAGAAGAGCTTAGGCAGGCATTTGGGGTAGCCCAATGACACCCGGCAAAAAATCGCTTGAGAAAGACAGCTTATACGAAAAGTATGATCTGGATGGCGATGGCATCGTGACAGATGAGGAAATAGCTCGTGAAAAAGAAATGATTGAGCTTGAGCTTCGTGAAGAAAAGTCCGAAGCTCAAAAGCGTATGGCTTGGATCGCTATGGGCAGCATGATTATTTTTAGCATTTTTCTGTTTCTGCCTATTGTATCTGATTCGCGTGTCTCCGCACTGGCTGATTTGCTAGGCCTATTTTACATAGCGCAGGCAGGCGTTGTAGGCGCTTACATGGGGACAACTGCTTGGATGAGTAGGAAATAATCATGAATTTAGATTTGCTGCGGCAGCAACTTGCTGATGACGAGGGCTGCAAATATGAAGTGTATCTTGACCATTTGGGCCTGCCCACATTCGGAATTGGTCACTTAATTCGTGAAGGCGACCCAGAACATGGGCAGGAAGTCGGAACCACTGTCAGTCAAGAGCGTGTGCAGGCAGCATTCAATCTGGACATACGAGTGACGATAGAAGACTGTCACAGGCTCTATTCAGACTTTGATGATCTGCCAGAAGAGTGCCAGCTGATCATAGCCAATATGATGTTTAACCTTGGCTACCCAAGGCTGTCTGCTTTCAAAGGCATGAAGGCTGGCGTGGATGCCAGAGATTGGCATCGTGCAGCAGATGAGATGGTCGACTCGAAGTGGTATCGACAGGTCCCGAATCGCGCAAGGCGCTTGGTTGCCAGAATGCGTCAGCTGTCAGATCAGGACTAGCTAAACAGCAACTGCATAGCCTTTTCGGCAAGACTTAAAGACATATAAAGCTTAATCAGAAAGGCGATCAGCAGGCCCCAAAAGGCCATTATTGCCATCATCCTTATTTTGTCTAGCGTCTTCATTACGCACCTCCAGTCCACATATTTTGCATTTAGCGACTTTTTGGCTGTAGTCCATAACTCCATGACACGCTATGCACATACCGTCTTCTATCTTCTGCTGCATCGGTCCTAAATGCTTCATTTTGCTACTGCTATGCCGCTTATTTTCGGAACAGGGGCCTCACCATACCTACGATTATAATCGTCTTTCACCATTCGTGAAAGCTGCTGACGCATATTGCGATCTTCGTCATCACATATGCGGAGTAGTTTGGTGTATGTGTCTATATCTAGCCCTATGCTCTTGAACTTTTTTGGATCAGTCATTACAATCATTCCCATAAATACCGTAAGGATACCCAATGTTACCCACATATACCCGCAGACGCAAGAATAAATACGGCGCAAAGAAAACAGTCTTCATGGGGATCAAGTTTGATTCCAAGTGGGAGGCCGAAAGATATGGCCAGCTTGTAGCGATGGAAAGAGCTGGCGTTGTTCGCAATCTGGAGCGTCAGGTTAAATACGAAATAGTGGTGAATGACCACAAGATATGCCGCTACATTGCCGACTTTGTTTATGAGAACATATCAGAAGATGGCTCCTCTAAAAAAATTGTTGAGGACGCAAAAGGCGTGGAAACCGCTGATTTTAAACTAAAAAAGAAACTCATGAAAGCTGTTTTTGATATAGAAATATTTTTATCGAGAAAAAAGCATTGACATATTTTCTTCTGCTGCTTACCTTGATTTTGGGTTCAATGATTATGCAGGAGGAGATTCCGTCATGGATTCTACGACACCTATCTATAACGATCTTTCGTTGCTGAATAATCGCCGCAACGAAATCAAGTCAAAAATTGATGAGCTTCGCAGTGAGCTGAAGGTCATCGACAACACGCTCATTGAAATGTTTGACGATGAGGCGCGGTCTACACTTGCCGCAAAGGGCAACGACTTTGGCCAAGTGTCAATCTTTGCAAGCGATCACAAGATCACCATCAATCATCGCAAAAAGGTTGAGTGGGATCAGGAACAGCTTGCTCGTGTGCTTGACCAGATGGACATTGAAACAGCGCGTCATTACGCGACTACAAAATACACTGTTGCAGAGACAAAGTATCAGGCGGCTCCGCCAGATATTAAAGCGGTTCTGTCAGAGTGTCGCACAGTTATGCTGTCAGGCATTTCAGTTGACATTGAGGAATCTGAATAATGGCTAAATTTGTTCAAGACCATAGCTGTAGTTGCCAGAAGTGCGGGACAGTTACATCGCACATCAAATGGACTGCCGCAGGGCCTTACAAAAAAATCAAAGCGTTTAGCTTTCGTGAATGCCCAAAGTGTAAATCAGTTGGCTGGTATCACCTGAGAAAAGGGTGGCTGGTCATCGAAGAAAAGGAGATTGCGTAATGCTTAAAATCATTACAGCAGAAGAGCGGCTGGCTGAAAAGCGTGGCCATAAGATGGTAATCTGTGGACAAAGCGGTGTGGGGAAGACAAGTCTGGTAAGGACATTGCCAGCTGACACAACTTTGTTCATGGACTTGGAAGCAGGCGATGCTGCGATTGAAGGGTGGCCTGTTGATGTCATCAGGCCTCGCACTTGGCAAGATTGCCAAGATTTCGCCTGCTTCCTTGGGGGTCCAAACCCAGCCCTGTCAGAAGATGCTACATACAGCACAACGCATTATGAGTATGTGTGTGCTACATATGGTGATCCTGCTCCTGTCATGGAAAAGTATGACACCATTTTTGTAGACAGCATCACAGTGGCTGGGCGGTTGTGTTTCCAGTATTGCCAAAACCAGCCAGAGAACCGTTCTGACCGGACTGGCAAGCTGGATACACGCGCCTGTTATGGAATGCAGGGCCGCGAGATGATGGCTTGGCTGACACAGCTTCAGCACATCCGCGAAAAGAATGTCATCTTTGTGGGCATCCTAGACACAAAGACTGATGATTATGGTCGGGCTACATATGACCTTCAGATTGAAGGCTCGAAGACTGGCCGTGAACTGCCGGGAATCGTGGACGAGGTTATTACCATGGCCGTGATGACTGGTGATGAAAGTGTTGGCTCATACAGAGCTTTTGTGTGCCAAACACTTAATCAATGGGGCTATCCAGCAAAAGACAGAAGCGGTAGGCTGGATGTCCTCGAAGAGCCGCATTTGGGTAAGCTGATGGAAAAGATGAGCGGTGGCCCATCACAAGCAGAACGCCCAATGGACTTCGTAAATCCAAACGATACGAGCGAAAAAGGAGATACCAACAATGCTCAATCTTAACAATGTTCCAGCTGATGATAATTCCAATCAACAGCGTGAGTTTGAACTGATCCCCGATAACACAACGGCTCGTGCGATCATCAAGCTTTCTGGTGGCGACATTCAACTGCCAGAATTTGGTGATGGGGCTTTCTTCAAGCAATCCCAAAGCACAAATGCCAAATGGCTTCCAATGGAGCTGACAATCGTAGGCGGTCAATTTGATAAGCGCAAAATCTGGCAGAACCTGTTTGTTGATGGCAACAAGTTGTCAGATCGCGGCGTTCCGGTTGCTAAAGAGATCGGTATGCGGACACTGCGTTCCATCATCGATAGCGCATTTGGACTGTCATCAAAAGATGATAATCCGCAAGCGCAGCAAGCCAGAAACCTTAGCGGTGTAAGTCAGTTGCAAGGTCTTGAAGTCTGCATTCGTGTGGGCATCGAGAAGGGCAGCAACGGCTACTCTGACAAGAACAAAGTAAAGGCGTTCTTGACCGCTGATCAAAATGGCTACATTGCAGGCGGACAACAGCCCGTTCAACAGCAACCAATGCAACAACAGCCTATGCAGCAGGCACAAACAATGCCGACAGCAACAGCTGGGGTGGTTCCGCAATGGGGGCGTTAATCGGATTAAAAAAGGCACTGGAGGGGCTGTTCGGCCCTTCCAAGCCTACTCAAAAGGATAAGCTAAAAAAGTCATTAGAAGGGCTACTCCATGTCCCTTCTAATTCCAGCCGGGCGGGTGCTGGAGCCAAAAAACCCGCCACTAATTCCAACGATATGGCGGCTATTGCCGCTTTGTATAAACAGATTGATCTCGGAGGATTAACTGACATGAACCACAAAAAGCTGAAGCAGTTGGCTAATCAACTGCGTGACATCGCGGTTTCAATCGACAACTTGGTTGAAGATGACAAAACCGAAAACGCAAAACCCTATGCTGCGTTTCTTGCGCCTACGCACAAGAAGCTGTCCACTGGCAAAAAAACACTGGCGCAGCTTTCCAAGCAGTTGGGTAAAAAAGAAAGCACATTGACCTATGAGTTTTCACAGCTTCGCAAAGCTGGTGTTGATGTCCAAAAGACATACGACAAGAAAGTAAAAGCTCATAAGTATTTCGTGGCGGCATAAATGATTCTCCGCCCGTATCAAGAGGCAGCCATTAAAGATGCTTCTGATGCGCTTGATAAACACAACAACACGCTAGTTGTTGCACCGACAGGGGCAGGCAAGACAATTATGTTGTCTGCCCTTGTGGGCAAGCGCAGCGAGAAGAACCAATCAATATTGGTGCTGCAACACAGAGATGAACTGGTTTCACAAAACATGGGCAAGTTTGCTCTTGTTAACCCGAACATTTCTACCAGTGTGGTAAATGCTGCCAGAAAGGACTGGAATGGCAAGGTTTCGTTTGCAATGGTTCAAACGCTATCTCGTGAAAACAATCTGTCCGATATGCCAAAGCTTGACATGATCGTGGTCGATGAGGCCCATCATGTAATCGCTGACACTTATCAGCGCATTATTAATGCAGCAAAAAAAGCAAACCAAAAGATAGAAGTCGTTGGCTTTACTGCCACTCCCAACAGGGGTGACAAAAAAGGCCTGCGTGATATTTTCACAAATTGTTCACATCAAATTGAAATCGGCACATTGATCCGTGAGGGATTCTTGGTGCAGCCCCGGACTTTTGTTGTTGATGTTGGCGTGCAGGACGATCTTCGCACAGTCAGAAAAACAATAACCGACTTTGATATGACGGAAGTTGAAGGCATCATGAACCGCCGCGCTGTTAACAAGCGAGTGGTAGAAGAATGGATGGAAAAAGCTGGCGACAGAAAAACCATTGTTTTTTGCTCAACCATTCAACACGCACAAGACCTTTGTGAAGAATTTAAACTAGCAGGAGTTTCAGCAGAAACTGTTACTGGCGATACTCCAAAAGATGATCGGGAAGAAATTCTGGACGGTCTTTCACATGGAGACATTCAGGTTGTTGTGAATGTTGCTGTGCTGACAGAGGGCTTTGACGCGCCTCCCGTGTCTTGCGTGGTCCTGACGCGGCCCTGCTCATACAAGGCTACAATGGTGCAGATGATTGGCCGTGGTTTACGCACAATCAATCCAGAAGAGTTTCCGGGCGTTGTAAAAACAGACTGCATTGTTATGGACTTCGGCACATCTGTTTTAACGCATGGGTCACTGGATGACAGCGTTAATCTTGATGGAAGTCAGGCTGATCCGAACGAAGAAAACGAAGCGCCAACAAAAGAATGCCCAAATTGTAAAGCTGAAGTTCCGTTGTCTGTTCGTGAATGTCCCTTCTGCGATCACATTTTTGAAGGGCAGGATGCAGAACCGCTCCAGTCATTTGTGATGATGGAAGTTGAATTGATAGACAAATCGCCGTTCCGATGGATTGATTTGTTCGGGACTGGCAAGGTATTGGCCGCATCCGGCTTTGAGGGCTTTGCAATGGTGGTAGATACTAATGACTTTTCTATGGGCATTGTGAAACGCAAGAATGGCCGTGCGAGGCTTGTTAGCATCGGAACTCGTTCACAAGCCATTGCGGCAGCCGATGATTTTCTGCGTGAGGTAGAAGACAGCACAGCGGCCAATAAATCAAAGCGCTGGCTCAATCAACCTGTTACACCAAAGCAAATGGAGCATTTGAATAGAAACGGCTTTGAAGTAAATGCGTTCAGCTTTAATTGGACGAAGTATAAAGCAGCTTGTATGTTGAACTATGCCTTCAACAAAAGGCAGATCGATTCAGTTGTAAACCATTGTCTTACTGGAAAATGAAATGGCTCGTGGTGAACTTAAAATATGGATGGCAAACCAGAATCAGAATGATTTATCGGAATTTAAATCCTTTGTTCAGGTTAAAGACCCGGACGATGATCATGAAGTGAGAGATGCAGCGTGGGATGTCATAGAGGTGATTATTGAGGAACACGGAGAATTGTTCGTTTCCGGTAGGGCGCTTTTGAATTTTGACGACTACGACATACTGTATGAGTTTTCATTTGAAAGAGAAGATGAGGATTTTGAAAATTGTCAGATAACAATTCACTAAAAGACTTTGCCAGCTCTATTGAAAAGATAGGCTGGCAGAAAAGGTTTTGTGACCTGTCACAAGACGAAGTAATCGGATTAATCGTAATAGCACAATCATTGAAGGGGATTGATGATGAATACGCTGGGGACTACCTTACAGAGCTTTATTTCAAATATGGAGGAAAGCCAGCAGAAGAATCAGAAATTCCGTTCTGAAATGTCCGCCTCTATCGTTGCTGAGCTGGACAGGGCTATTCTTGCCAAGAATGCCAAACAGGAGCGGCGGCGCTATCTAGGCGCATCTTCTTTGGGAGATGCCTGTGCCAGAAAGATCCAATACAGATATATGGGCTTTGATGCTGATGAGGGGCGGGGCTTTCCGGCACAGACTTTACGCACATTTTCACTTGGTCACGCTATCGAAGACCTGATGATTATGTTCTTTCGTGACGCAGGCTTTGACCTACGCACAGACAGAAATGGCGAACAATTTGGATTTGAAGCAGCTGAGGGCGAAGTTCGCGGGCATATAGACGGCGTTATATGTGGTGGCCCGCTAGAGCTGGAATACCCTATGCTGTGGGAATGTAAGTCGGCTAACGATAAAAAGTTTAAAGAGTTTGTGAACAAGGGCGTGTCACAAGCCAACCCTGTCTACGCAGCGCAGATCGCGCTCTATCAAGCCTATATGAATTTATCTGACAATCCGTGCGTGTTCACGGTGCTGAATAAAAACACAAGCGAAGTATATATTGAGCTTGTGCCTTTTAATCAGGCTCTGGCGCAGTCAACAAGCGACAAAGCTGTTGACATACTAAGAGCCAGTCAGGCAAATGATCTACTACCTCGTATCGCGCAAAATGACGATTATTACTTGTGTAAGTTCTGTGAGTTCCGCGATACTTGTTGGAAGAAAAAGGGGACTGCCTAAACAGTCCCCTTGTGAGAAAGGAAATAGAAGAACCAACATCTATTCGGGAATCAATATAATGTCTATCGTTCAATTTGGCAACACAAGATCTGGTGTTTCTGGGCATGATTTGGTCCAAGAAATATCTGACAAAGTTCCGCGCAGTGAGCAAATTCGCATCCTGCAAAACACATTTCCTGCGGGCCGAATCCATGGGAATACCTTCTACATAGGCTCCCTGCTTGGCGAATCAGGGAAATCGTTAAAAATAAACATTGACCCCAAAAGTCCGCATTTTATGAAGGGGCAGGACTTTAACGGCGGGGTCGGTGTTGGTGGCATCGTAAAGATTTTGATGGAAGCACGCGGTATGCGGCTGCCTGAAATCAAAGAGATGTTTAGCGATTATTTGGAAAATACCGGGCCAAAGATTGCTCGTGACAACGGGCCAGTGGAAAACCCCATAAAGCCGCAATACAATATCAATTCGCCCTATGACGCAGAACACAGCTATGTGAGTGCAGATGGCGAAGTTATCGTGTCTGTGCGCCGCTACAATGTAAAAGACATAGCAGGCAATCCAGTTCTGGACACAAGCGGCAGGCCAAAGAAAGAGTTCAGGCCATTCATTCCGGGGCAGTCCTACTCCAAGTTTCCAGATATTAGGCCGCTATATAACATCCCGAACATTTTGGCTTCCGAGAGAGTTATTTGGGTGGAGGGCGAAAAATGCGCTGATGCTCTTAACCATGCGGGATACACAGCGACTTGCACAATCGGCGGCGCTGGTGCGCTGACAAAAAAGACATCGCCGCAATATGATTTCTCCCAGCTGCAAGGCAAAGAGCTGATTATATGGCCGGACAATGACGCAGCAGGCAAGAAGCTGGCAGATTTGATACAAGATTTAGCACTGAACGCAGGCGCAAAGTCTGTGACGATGCTAACACCGCCTATGGGCAAGCCTGAAAAGTGGGACGCAGCAGACGCACTATCTGAAAACTTTGACATCGAATCTTTCCTGAATACCAAGTCAAAGCTGACAAAGCGTGCGCTAAATCTTCTTGATGAAAGTATGCTTATCTCCCGGTTCTCCGGTGAAGCACCCGAACAAAAGTTTCTGGTGGACGGCACATTCCCTCTGGGCGTGCCAATTGTGTTTGCCGCAGCGGGTGACGCTGGTAAGGGCATGATGACGCTGGACTTGGGCATGAAGATCGCATCGGGAAAGCCAATGAGCTTTGCTTTTGGCGGGCTGGTAAAAGAGTTTGGCAATGTGGTTGTGTTTACAGCAGAGGATGATGAAGCTGAAATGCACAGAAGAATTGATCGTCTTGATGATTTTGGCGATAGGTTCAACTATCCGCATGAAATACGCGTGGTTCCGCTGCCGAATGTGGGCGGGGTGTTTCCGATTATGAAAGAGGCAAACGGAGAGTTCACGACAAGCGAGGAGTTTGAAAAAATATACTCCCAGCTGCTTCAGCTGCAAAATCTGAAATTGATCGTGTTTGATCCGCTGGCCTCCTTTGTTCACGCTGATGTAAATGCAGACCCGGCAGCGGGCGCAGCACTGACAGGCCTTCTTGCCAAGATTGCTACAGAGACTGGCGCATCTGTGCTGATGTGTCATCACATGACAAAAGTAAAAGATGACGCTGTTGTTTCTACGCCTGAGCAAGCACGCAATATGATCCGGGGGACATCTGCTCTGGTTGACGGCGTGCGGTCTGCCTTTGCCCTGTGGCAAGTGGACACTGCAAGGGGTCAGAAGATGTGCGAGGCTCTGGAAACGCCCTACGCACGCAACAGATGCTTTGACGGCGCAGTGGTTAAGTCAAACGGGCCTGCTGACAGAAAAATTAGGCACTTCTTGCGTGACCAGTCATCGGGGCTGCTGATTGATAAAACAGAGGAGTTGGAGGCTCTTGAGCGTGGAACGGCTAAGGAAATGAAGCTGACGGCCCTGTGCGACTGGATCATAGAGTGTGAAAATAACGGAATCGCGCTGACGCACATGACAGGAAACAATGCCGTTCATCGGCGCACAGAAGATGCTGACTGCCCTGAAATGCTGCAAGGCATCGGCAAGTCTACAGTTGAGCGTTATGTGCGTGAATTGCAATCTACTGGCCGAATAAACAAGTTCCAGCTAACGCCTACAGGTGGTAAGATATGGCTTGGAGCTGCAAATGGGCTGATGAGCCAAGGGCTGTATGAGCCAGTGACGGGGAGAGACAATGTATAAGACAGCTGTAAATATGAGCGTTGATGAGTTCAAGCTTGAGCTGGAGCGAATTAATCATAAAGTAACCCACTTCTACGAAAGAACAAAGCCGTCAAGGCAGAACAGAACATATCTGAAGGCCGAGTTACGCAAGCTGAAGGTGAAAAAATGAACCGCCTGCGAACCCTGAAGCCGAAAGAAGAAGCGCCAAAGGTGCGCCATAAGGCGGAGAATTGTTCGGTTTGTGGCGCTGCAAACGCAGCTCATTCGTCCGACTTCGGCAGAACTTGGCAGTGCTTCCAGCACAAAAAGAAGTGATTTGTGCGCTACGCGTCCCTAACTGGCAATATTTTTAGCTCATAACCAAGGGCGTTAAGGGCTGCTTGTATTTCAGGCAGGCGCGGGCTGTGCTGTGTTCTCCATTTACGCAGCGTGTCTCTGTGCAGGCCAACCCGTTCAGATAAATCCATCTGACAAACGCGCTGACGATACATCTCCTCAAACAAAAACCTGATGATCGGGTCATTGTTTATGATGGCAGGCCGATGCCTAAACTTCCTCATGTTCGCCTGCTAACGCTGCATAACCACAAATATCAACCCAGCTGTCCTCATGGTTGGGCGTGGAGGTAAGCCGAGACAACTTCATGGCTATCAAGCACATGAACACTTGTTCGGTTGATACTTCCGTGCCGAGCAGCGCTGACCACATCTTGGCAATTTGTTCGTGATTTTTGCGTGCGTCCCCGTAAACAGATGCCCTCTCCCCATTGATGAGCGTATCCGCTACTTTCAGTATTTCGCTTCTGTTCATGAATAGCCCTCCTTGTTTGAGTGGTCATTTTATCACAGGCATTGTAAGTTTGAGAATTTTTTTTATTGACACTCTAACTATCACGAACTATCTTTGTATATGAGAACGGTAAACCATAATAAGGAGATAAAGATGAGTTACGGTAAAGACCCAACAAGACATACGGTGTGGCTGCCACATACTTTTGATATGAACGAAGCTGCTGATATTGTCTGGGATGCTTTGGAAAACGCAGGCTATCTTGATGATGATGATGATACCAAGGTCAGAGATGCCTTCAGTAATCTGATGATGACTTTGTATGTGCAGTCGGGATACTCTGACGATAGTGATGATCCTTGGGCATAGTCAATATTAAGAAAAGAAAAGGAAGAACCAATGGAAACCAAACTTTATCTGGCCTACGGGTCAAATCTTAACAAGCGGCAGATGGCCAACAGATGCCCTGACGCTGTAAGTATGGGGCGTGTTCAAATCCCCGGATGGGTGATGCGATTTAGCGGCGTGGCTACAATCGTTCCAAATAATGACAGAGAGCTTGGGCCGCTTGAGGCTGGCTTATGGAAAATCACGGAGCGTTGCGAAGAAGCGCTAGACAAGTATGAAGGCTATCCATGGCTTTATCACAAAAAAACCATCAATGGCTTCATGACATACATCAAGAACATTGATGTAATCTCTCCCCCATCAGAAGCATATTTCAATTCTATTAGAATTGGATATGAAGACTTTGGGCTTAATATAGAACATCTATATGCGGCGTATTATGAAACGATGATGCACCCAGAAACTGGAGAGCTTTATGATTGGGTTTGAGGCCGCGCTTATCTGTCTGGCAACAGCCATTTACTTCGAGGCCAGAGGCGAACCAGTCTCTGGCCAACAGGCGGTGGCGCATACGGTTATGAACCGCGTGGCTGACGACAGATACCCAAATACAGTGTGTGAGGTGGTAAAGCAGGGGCCGACATATACTTGGCAACCTGACTTTCCTGTGCGGAACAGATGCCAATTTAGCTTCTACTGCGATGGCAAATCCGACAAGCCTACAGACAAAGAGGCGTGGCAAACATCTATGATGGTGGCCTACGGCGTTCTGACAGGCCGCACAGAAGACTTAACAGAAGGGGCAACACATTATCACGCGACCTATGTGTTGCCAGCGTGGGCCGAAACAAAAACGGCTACAACGCGCATCAAGGATCATGTGTTCTACAGATGGGAAAGGAACTAGAAAAATGTATGAATTTGTAGTGGTGATGTGTATCGCAAGCAACCTTTATGGCGAAGAAGTAAACCCATGCTTTGGGGAGAAATCGAAAAAGCTGTATATGACCTACGAGATCTGCAAAGAAGCTGGCCAGTTAAGAGAGCTGGAAGTGACTGCTAAAGTCTTGGAAAATAGAAAATTTAGCCAGTTTACACCAGTCGCGGTAAGCTACTGCGGTGAATATAAGGAATAGGAAAAGGATATGTATCAGGGACAAAGAACCGACTATGATGAATATTTCGTGCCTATCAATATAGAAATCCGTAGGCTACGCAAAAAGATTGAAGAACTGGAATGGAACGGCGTGGACGCTACCTTTTTCATCAAGCACATGGATGTTGTGAAAAAAGCTAGGGATGAAGGGGTGAAGTATGTCTACAAATTCTGACAACAGAGAAAAAGACGACTTCTACCCAACGCCGCCCTATGCGGTGCAGGCACTGCTGGAAAATACACAGCTGCCCCATAAAATATGGGAACCAGCCT